GCAATTACATTCATTGCAGCCACTGGAGCAACGGTTACTATAGCAATCACATCTGACACACTATTGCTTGCAGGTGCTGGAACTACAGGTTCACGTACTCTTGCTCCATTCGGTATGGCTACTGCTATTAAGATTACATCTACTTCTTGGATTATTAGTGGAAATGGACTAGCGTAATGGGCGGTATGCTTGGTGCGCTAGTTGGTTCTTTTGTACCAGTACCTGGCTCATTTGAGTCTATTGCTACGGCTGTCGGTACTGGGTCATCAGGCACTATAACTTTTAGTTCTATCCCTAGCACCTATAAACACCTTCAGGTTCGAGGATTTTACCGAGATACTTATACTGGCCTAGATGCTTCTGTTGCTTTGTTTGTTCATTTCAATGGAGATACATCTAATTTATACAACGCTCATCGTTTACAAGGTGATGGCTCATCGGCAAGTGCAGTGGATGATAGTCGTAGTGGAAAGTTTCCTATTTGGTTTGCAGGTTATACAACACAGACTTATACTCAAGTCGGTGGTGTAATGATTATGGATATCCACGATTACGCTTCAACTACAAAGAATAAGACAGTTAGAACTTTAAGCGGTGTAAATGATAATACGCTTGGAAGCAACGGAGTTGCTTTACAGTCTGGTTTATATCGTTCAACTAATGCAATTAACTCTATTACTTTAACTGCCGATTTAACTGCTTTTGCGACAAATACTGTTTATTCACTCTACGGAATTAAGGGGTAACAGATGCCGACAACATACGAGCCAATACAGAGTTACACACTGGGAAGTGCTGCATCATCAATTACTTTCAGTTCAATAGGTTCAGGCTATACGGATTTAAGAATTGTTTTTACTGGTACAAGTAGCAGTGTTCCAGCATCATATTTTATGCAATACAATGGTGACACTGCTACTAACTATTCACAAACAGATATACTTGGAGATGGAAGCGCTGCTTCTTCTAATAGAAGAACAGGCCAAACTGTTATTTATTTATATCAAACAGTTTTATCACCCACTATTCCACACCTAACAACAATAGATATATTTTCTTATGCTGGTTCAACTTTCAAAACTTGTCTAATAAATGGTAGCGAGGATGAAAACGGTTCAGGAACAACATTTAGTAGGGTTGCTTTATGGCGCTCAACTGCTGCAATAACTCAAGTTTCAGTATTAAAACTTTCTGGAACTTTTAACACTGGCACAACCGCTACTCTGTATGGGATAAAGAATTTTTAAGGAAATGGACAACACTAATGCCTAGTACTTACACACTAATTAAAGGCGAGACACTCGCATCATCTGCTGCTTCTTATACTTTTACTGGTATTCCAAGTACCTTTACGGATTTGGTGTTTCGATGGAGTGTTCGCGCCGCAACTGACACAAACCCATCATCTTGTTCTATTGAGTTTAATAGCAATACAACGCAAGGATCAGCCACTTATTTAAGAGTAGATGCGGCAGGTAGCCCAGTTTCGTTAAATAGAACAAGTGTTACTGCATACGATCGATTTGCTTCAGTTGCTTCTGATTTGACTGCTAATACTTTTAGTAACGGTGAACTTTACATACCTAATTACACTTCATCTACTAACAAGCCATCAAGTATGTTCAATGTAAATGAAAACAATGCGTCAGTAGCTGCGCTTTCACCTTTAATAGCAGCAGGTTTGTTTAGTAACACTTCTACTATAAGCACTATTTTATTTAAGCAACTATCTGGAAATCTTGCAGCAGGATCATCCTTCTATCTATACGGAGTAAAAAATGCCTAATCCAACACGAATCGAAGTAAATTGCACAACAGGCGAAGTTCTTGAGATAGAACTAACCGATGAAGAAGTAGCACAACGCGAAGCAGATGCAGCAGCAGCCGAGACACAACGACAAGCAGATGAAAAGGCAGCAGCAGACAAGGCAGCAGCTCGCGCAGCCATCCTTGATCGTCTCGGACTCACAGCAGATGAAGCGGCTATCCTTCTAGGGTAATGACTCCAAAACTAAGTAGAGCAGCGATACAACTTCGTGAGCAGTTCGATGATGCCTTCAGCGATCGTGACAAAGCATCAGATGGTTGGATCGGTGATACCCGACATGGTGCTCGTAAGTCTGATCATAATCCAGATGGCCAAGGGTGGGTTCGTGCCATCGACATCGATCGTGACTTATCAGGAAAAGCCAAGCCTGACCTCATGCCCGATCTTGTTGATCAGGTTCGTGCCGCATGTAAAAAAGGATCCGAGAAGCGTATTGCTTACATTATTTTTGACGGGAAAATCTGCTCCCCTATCCTTCGGTGGAAGTGGCGCAAGTACACAGGGGCTAACAAACACAATCACCATGTGCATTTCAGCTTTAAGAAAGAAGCTGACTTACGCGGTGAATTTTATCAAATACCTATGTTAGGCGGAGAACTATGAATCTCAAGAATCCAATCGTCCTTGCAGCAGGGGCATTTCTAGCAGCATGGTCAGCAAGTAATTTCAACCTAGACTACAGAGCAGTGTTGTGGTCAGTACTATCAGGCGTGTTCGGTTATGCCTCACCTAAAAAATAATGATTGCGCAGGACATGGCGGTTCTTGCTGTTGCTGCTACGACCGTTATTGGTTCATTTATTGGCTCGGTGCGTTGGTTAGTAAAGCACTACCTTCAAGAGCTAAAGCCAAATAGTGGCTCATCTATGCGCGATCAAATAAACCTACTTGAGGCGCGTGTCGAAACTATCCTTCGCATACTAGAGAAGTGACAATTATCCTATGGCAAGAAAAGCATCTAAAGCATTAGAAGATCAAGGTTATTCCCGACTTGATGCTTATTGCATCGGGTTGCATGAGTATTGGAAATCCTTGCGTAAGGCTGGCTTTCCTGAATCTATAGCTCTGTTTATGATCACAGAGCCACAGTCATACCCTGCGTGGATCTTGCCATCTCCAGTCGATCCAGAAAGGTTCGGCGATTACGAAGATGAGGATGACGATTAAGCGAATAGTTATTTTGTCTGATCTTCAAGTTCCCTTTGAGGATGTACATGTAACACGCAACATAGCCAAATTCTTACAAACCTTCAAGCCAGATCAAACCGTCACTATTGGCGATGAGATTGATTTCCAGACTATAAGCAAGTGGTCAGAAGGTACACCTGAAGCCTACTCACAGACTCTAGGCGATGATCGTGATCGCTGTGTTGAACTACTATGGGAACTAGGCGTGACTGACTGTATTAGGTCTAATCACACTGATCGTTTGTACAACATCATTATGAAGAAGATCCCATCCTTCCTATCTTTGCCAGAGCTTCGCTTTGAAAAGTTTATGAAGTTTGATGAACTGGGCATTACCTTCCATAAAAAGCCTATGCAGCTTGCGCCTAACTGGGTAGCAGTGCATGGCGACCACACGCCTATCAAATCTCAGGGCGGTCTAAGCGCGATGGAAGCTGCTAGGCGTACCGGCACTAACATTATCTCTGGGCATACCCACAGGGCAGGGCGTACATCCTTCTCAGAAGCCATAGGAGGCCGTTTGGGGCGTGTTCTGCATGGTGTTGAGGTAGGCAACCTAATGGACTTTAAACAGGCCGCATACACCAAGGGAACGGCGAATTGGCAACAAGCTTTTGCCATCATGTATGTCAAGGGTAAGAATGTCCAAGTCGATCTAATCTACATAGAGAAGAACGGCACATTCATAGTCAATGGCAAGGTCTATGGAAGACCTCGTTAGAGACATCTTTCCTGTCCGTAAGACTATTGACGATGCAGTCGATGAGGCAGAATCGTTATCATTTCGTTATCAAATTAAACACAAATAATCGTAGGGCTGTGCAACACTAAGCCTGTCACTAGCCGAGGGCGCTAGTGCGATAGGAGCAAGATGAGCGATACATGGTTTTTCTTTATCTTTTTAGCAGTAATTCCATTTACACTAGCTTTGATTTATGAAACAGTGGCAAACAATAACTATCAGCGTGGACTGCGCGAGGGTTACCACCGAGGCAGGGCAGTTAATCGCCAAGAATTTTGGGCAGAATGAAAGCCAGTGAGATCCTACAAAGTGCAACAGACACAATCTCTGAGCGTGGCCTTTCATACGGTCACCCAGCAGATAACTTGCAACACACCGCTATGCTGCTCAGTGCATACCTACAAATGCCAATACATGACTATCAGGTGGCAGGGATCATGGTACTTGTTAAACTTGCAAGAACTAACCAGAGCGCACAACACCTTGATAACTGGGTCGATCTATGCAGTTACGGCGCACTCGGTGGACAATTAGCAACAGAGGAGAACGATCTTTATGTTTAATTTAGCGGACTATGAACCAGTAGAGGTGAGACTTGAAAAATTTATTAAGGACTATCCAGATTTTCGTGTTTCAACTGAATTGGAAGTTGTGGATGCGAATCGATACATTGTTAAGGCTTATCTGTATAAAGATTCTACAGATGCGGTTGCATGGGCTACTGGCCTCGCAGAGGAAACAGTTACTAGCAGAGGTGTCAATCAGACTTCTGCACTGGAGAATTGTGAAACTTCGGCGATCGGCAGAGCGCTTGCAAATGCAGGTTATGCACCTAAAGGAAAGCGCCCAAGCCGCGAAGAAATGACAAAGGTAGTCAAAGCTCCAGCCCCTAAAGTTGAGAAAGACTATTGGACTACACCATTCGGTGAGCAAGATGAATCCATTAAGGCAGTGCCAGCACCGGCAACTATGCAAGATGCTGTTAACACAGTTGCAGACATTCTAGGCACAGAGAAAGTAGTGCCAAGCTGCAAGCATGGAGACATGGAGTTTAAGGATGGCAACAAGAACGGTCGTGCATGGGGTGGATACTTCTGCCGTCACATTGGCGTAGGTGGATCAGAGCCTAAGTGTCCAACACTCTGGTATCAGCTAAGCAGTCAGGGAACATGGGAACCACAGAAAGCGAGAGCATAATGGGTTATGTAGAAGTGCATAATTTAGATGGAGAAGGCGGATGGACTGATCTAGATGACATTCCACTGACTGAAACTCTTAACTGTCAGCTTTGTAATGAGCCTACAGAGGCTTGGAACATTATCGCTAACATTGTGATCAAAGATGGCTTAGCAGCTGTTGGTCAATGGCAGTGTCGCAAGTGTCATGCGGTAAATGGCTAGTCAACACAGGAAGCACAGAGGTTTCCGCACAGAGAGAGTAGTTGCCGAGTACCTATCGACTTGGTGGCAAGGCGCATGTGTGGGAAGGGGTAGTG